TCAAAAATGAATACTAGTTTTCGCTTCTTTTTCAGCCTGTGGGCTATTAAAAAGTTTGTCTAAAGAGCCGGAAATTTTTTCATCCGAGCGTGCTTTATACTCATCAATTAGGTATGCGTATATCCGGGACGTGGTGCCAATATCAGAATGACCAAGACGTTTCGATATAATGTATAGGTCAATGTTCTGAGAGAGCAGGAACGCAACGTGAGAGTGCCGCAGACTATGAAAGTGGAAACCTTTTCGTGTGATGCCAAATGCTTTTAAATCAGAGCGTAGAACTTTATTAACACCGTTAGAGGTTGGAATGTCATGGTCAACGTTCTCAAATACCATTTCTCGGTTATTTACCTTAAGTGCTTTCAGGCTATCTAAAAATTGTTTGTTAACACGGATGGTTCTATTTGAGCTTTCAGTTTTAGTTGGCTTGAATCCACCACCTTCAACATAGTTCCATGATTTATTTATCGAGATAGTATTGAACGTAAAATTAATGTCTTTCCAAGTTAGTGCCATGATTTCTCCTAATCGTGCCCCGGTAAAGATGGCAGTCATGATCATGTATTGTGACGTGTAACGAGGATTGAGGTGATTCTGTACATAAGCCGTTAGCTGCTTAATCTCAGCTAGACTTAGGTAATCAATCTTAAGACTACGATTTTTGTCATAAGTGATAATTACGTTATAAGTGAAGTCAGTTTCAACATCTTTTTCAAAAACAGCATTGCCAACACAAGCTTTAATTAAATTGTGCAGTTTCTTAACTGAATCTTTCGCATGATTTTTGCCATATTGATTTATGAATTTTTGGTAATCCTTACGAGTAATATCTGCAATACGTGCATGATCAAAGTAATTTTCTATTTCAGTATGGACTAATTCATATCTACGAGTCGTGATATAAGCAAGATTAGGTTTGCGGTACGTCTCATACCAAGAATAGAAGTACTTAGAGAACTCAATAGATGGCTTCTTTTCTAGTTCGCCAGAAAATTTACTAACTTCGAATGAGTTAGCAAATTCCTCTGCGTCTCGCTTACGGGTGAATGTTTTTCGTTTACTTAGGTAGTTGCCTGCATGATCTCTATACGAAATTCTTACTAGGTAACCTTTTTTCACACGTTTAATTTGTGCCATAATAAATTCCTCCTTGTGATATACTAGAAGGGCAAAAGGTAGCAATAGCCCCGTTTTTTAATACATATATCTGGGATCAGAAAGTGTGATTCTAATACGCAAGATGCTAAAAAATTCGTAATTTGTTAAAGCAATATGCCGAACTAAAACGTGACTTGACGGCTTTTAATCAAGTTTCTAGTCCCTCGTTCGATGGAGTATCAAGCCATAGCAGCCGAAACGGTGCTGAAAGCCGCCTGATAAACCACGTTGACTTGGCTTACCAGCTAAAAGAGGTCGAATACGCCCTCAATGCCATTGATGATCCACAATATCAGTTCATCTTACATGATTACATTATTGAGAAGCGATTCACCCGCAATGAAGCTTGTAACCAATTATCGGTTAGTGTTAGCAAGTTTAATTATATAAAGAATCAAGCCTTAGAATCATTCTATTTTGCATATTGTGGTTGACATTATTTTGTTTTTGTGATTTTGTTGTTATATTTTTAACTTAATGTTATGATTCGCTCATGGGAGGTGTTTGTTATGGCAGATACAATCAGTATTTTTGACGCTGCAAACTGGTTCTTGAAAAAAGAATCTATGAGTGATAAAAAACTACAAAAATTGTGTTATTACATGTATGCGTGGGGGCAGGCATTACTAAGAAAGCAAGTATTCCAAGATACTATTTTTCAAGCTTGGGCTCACGGACCTGTATCACCAGAACTTTATCATGAATGTAAAGAATATGGTTGGACAAATATTCCAAAAGATAAATTTTCAAATGCTAGTTCGATTACCAATGAAGATATTAAACATTTGTTAGAATCTGTTTGGGTGACGTATGGTGATAAAGATGCTAATGAATTAGAAGCTTTAACGCATAGGGAAGCGCCGTGGATACTTGCAAGAGCGGGTGCTCAAAGTGGTGAGCGTAGCAATAATCCATTGAGTGATAGTGTTGTGCGCGAATTTTATCAAGGAATTTATAATGGCGATTAACCCGCTGACCTCGCAAACAAGTTCAACCCAAGAGAACGTTCAACCGCTAACTGACTTCTCCAATCGAAGCGTAAAATTTAAGCTTGCAATTTCTGAAAAGCTTGATAACAAATTTATGTTCAAAGATTTAAAGCCCAATGAATGCAAGCGGCTTTGGAAATTTATAAGTTCTACGGTAAATTGCGGACTAAGCATTACCGAAGTAAATGAACTTTGGCTTAGGAAGAAGGGCCCAAATGGGCCTAAAAATATTGAAACGTTCAACGGAAAAGAAAGAAAAATGTATCACTTGGGTAAAGACAGAAAAAGTTTTCGTATCCATGGTTATTACAATGAAGACGATTATTTTGTTATTTGTAGGGTTGATCCTAACCACGCATTCAAATATAAATAAAACTGCTAACCAAAATTGGCTAACAGTCACTGTCCCGCGCAAGTATTAAGTCACTGGAAACAGTGGCTTTTTTGTTGCAACTCGAGCGGCAGGAGTTGAATCCGCAACTACAGCTTCGAGGGCTGTAGCTTTATCGCTAAACTTCGTTCACGCGATTAAACTCAGCCATAAAACAAATTATATGATTTGAGATTAGGTTAATATATTTACTCTTTTATAGTTCCTGAGACAACCCAAATGTTAAAAAGCTTGCCACTACTATTGCAAGTTATTTCAACTGTATCGCCAGTCTTTATTTTACTGTTGTTTTTGTTATATGGAACGATAACATCAAAGTCTCCCGGAGCTTGAAGACCGATGCCCTGATCTTCATTTTTGCCAACCGTAGTAACCTTAAATTTGAGCGTTTTGCCATTGATGCTTTTACCACTTTCCAAATTTTGGATAAACTCATGGCCCTCAGACGCATTTGTTACCGTATAATCTGGATTGTCTATATATCCTGATATTACAATGCTAAGTGCAAAGCAGGCAGCACCAGCGCCTAAAATAATGCCACTTGTTTTTATACTCTTCTTTTTAATCAAGTTAATGATTAACATCACCAAGCCAACAAATGCTGCAGCAATTCCTCCAAAAAATAGTAATACAAACACAACATTCATATGATTATCCTCCAAAGTTTCTCCAGCTTTTAATGACATCAGTATTTGGTCAACGCGAGCGGCAGGAGTCGAACCTACATCTGTTAGTATCTAGTTAGCAATTCAAAGGAGTACGGTTCTACCGTTGAACTACGCGCGCAAATGGCCAATTTGAAATCAAATTGGCACTTGATTAACTACAATTATTTTTGTTCTAAACGAATAGATAAATCTTGCTTCATTGCCTGAAGCATACGGATGTATTCTTGTTCCGAATATGTGTCTTTCGTTAAATGAAGAATAGCCTCTGCTTCTACAAAGGCTGTTAAACCATTAGTGACAAGCTCAATTAATTCATACTTTGAAATTTCTCTGCCCATGGTATTTCCTTCTTTCATTTTATTAATGCGAGCGGCAGGAGTCGAACCTGCGTTATGCTTGTTGAAAGCAGGGAACCTTGTATGACTTTTGTTGTTCTACCGTTGAACTACGCTCGCATGTTGCCCGCTAGGCTGGTAGTGGGCGAGGGTGCTACTTTCGCTTGTGAATCCAGTAACCTAACATGACGACTAGCGCTATGAAGCAAATGATGCCAATTACAACGTTTAGGTCGAACACATGTTCACTGTACGTTCCTACATACAATTCCATAGATTTTACCCCGATTAAAATATATTTATACTAGTTCTACTTAGCATGTTTATACCCGGCTAAGCCGATAAAATATAATATCGCAATTGGCACCCAAATCACCATAACAATTGCTTGTGAAGGAATCCAGGTTGCCAGGATAAATAGCACGGCCAATATTGGTAAAAAGATGTGTCCTAGTGTTCCTAATATCTTCCATAGTGCTAGAAAGATGACGATCATTATTAGTAGTCCCATTATAGTTATTCCTCCAAATTCCCCAGCTTTTACCGACATCTGTATCTGGTCTGTAAGTTAACTTCTAGTTACTAACATTAGTGCGGAAGGCGTTAACGACATCATCTTCTAATCGTTTGGGTATACCAAAATTTTCCATAAACGGCATGACACTATTGTCAGCATACGTATCAACTTCGCTTAAATAAATTGGAATAAGTATTTTCAATGCTTCTAAATTAGCCATGCGCTCGTATTTAGATTTATTGCTAAAACTAGAAAAATATAATATTCCTTCATCATGGTTGATAACGTGGCCTAATTCATGTGCCATTTGAAAGGCGATTTCAGACGGATTGTGCCATTTTAGGTTAATTAGAACGATATTATTTTCCGGTTTGGCTGACGACGGAGTGTATGCATCTAGTTTGTCTGTTAAGATGCAAGATATTCCATGATCCCAAGCATACTGCATTAAACGCTTGATGTAGATATTCAAATATTATCAGTCCTTCCCACCGTTTAAGATGCGTTTGATGTACTCCATATCTTCAGGAGGGATAGGCTTACCCTGATAGGTCATAATATAGTCGTCATCTGTAATATCAACTTGTTTGGGCTTCATTGAAGTAGAATTGTCATCTGTTTTGCCTAATAAGTAATCAACAGAAACATTTAAAACATCGGCTACGGAAGCCAAAGCTTTAGGGCTTGGATTACGTTTTTTCCACTGATACATATAATTTGCGCTTATCCCGGCTTTACGTTCAACCTCAGCAATTGAATATCCACGTTCTTTCGAAATTGTTTTTATCCTGTCAAACAGTGTCATGGTAGAGTTCCTCCAATGATTGGCAAGATAATTCTATAACATGTATAAAAATGGTTGTAAAAATCTAAAACATGTTGTAGAATTATCTTTGTTAAGAAATATTGTTAACAAATTAGCAAAACTAAAAGAGCTTATTAATCATCTTGGCGGGCGATAAATAAGAGCTTTGTAGCTATTTCGTTATGTCTATATATTAAGACATGTTATAGACTTTTGCAATATCTTTCTTAATAAATATTAAAAGGAGGCAAACTGATGTTTATTCGTATGGAAACAAACAATAAAGCAGAAGCGATTAAATCGTGGTTGGCAAATCATCGCCAGTTAGAAAGTCAAGGGACTATCGCTGATCATTTCAAAAAATCAATCACTTTTGTAAATCTTGCATTGAATAAAAAGATAACGACAAACGGTGCAGAGCGATTAGTCAATGAAGTGTATGACTACCTTGTTAAAAAATACAAAATCTAAGGAGGACTAGATATGAACCAAGTTGCACCATTTAATTTTAAGGTAATCAACATTAATCGCAGAAAGAAAGGTGTAACCATACGAGATGAAATTATGCAAAATAACAATGTTTACTAAATGTCCTTACTGTGGTTACAAGAACAAAGAAAACTGGAATTATTGTGAACATTGCGGATCACCATTAGGTAGTCGATTCACACTTCGTGGAAATTTTTTTGAAGGATTCGTCAATTCTATATCAGATCCGTCTCAAGCTTTCTTAATTCTTCAAGCGATATTACTCGTTGTGTTATTGGCAATGCTTTACTTATAGGTTTGCGTTTGCCGTTTTCATAAATGATAAATTTATATTTACTGTCAGCGTTTAGTGCCCAATTATGATCCCACATCGTTTCTTTGCACAATACCAAAAATATTGGTTTTGATTGATATGGTGCAAAACTCAAGGGTAGAACGTCAGAACTAACAGATTTCGTGATTTTGTAACTAATGCCATTAACGGTGTAGTGTGCAAATACTGTTGGGTCATCATAACGAAGCCCAAAGCTGTTAATCACGAGTGCATTAGAAGAATGATTAGTTACAACCATTTTTAAGATTACCTTGTCTTTAACAAATGAGGCGCATAGCAAATCAAAATCAGCATTAGTTCTACTTTTGGAGATTGAACATGCTATCTGACCAATGGTTAACCCCAATGCTATCCACGCGACAAGTGTACCAATTTCCAATAATTTTCACCTCGCTTCCATCTAAATAAGTTAAGTATATCGCAGAAAGAAAGGAATGATTCACATGGAAGAAGTACAACAAGTTAAATTTAACGGAGATCTAATTTTAACCACTGAACAGTTAGCCAAATTTTATGGAACAACATCGCGAAGAATCCAAGAGAATTTTAAAAGGAATAAAGACAAATTCATCGAGGGAAAGCATTTCTATTTGGTTGCAAACGATTTGTTGAAGCAGTTTAAGGACCAATACGCAAAAAGCGGTTTGGTTAATGAGCATGTTAGTTCTTTATATCTATGGACAAAGCGTGGTGCTAGCCGGCATTCAAAAATGCTTGGAACTGATCAAGCTTGGGACATGTTTGATGAGCTGGAAGAAAACTACTTTAACTCGAAACAGTTTGCGCTACCAACATCCCCACGAGAGATTGCCAGATTGGCACTGCAAGCCAATGAGGAGACTAACCAACGCCTAGATAGTGTAGAGGGCGATGTTAAAGACCTCAAGGAGAACCAAGTTATTCCAAATCCTGAATATAGTGCGCTTAACCGGCGTGTTAATCAGCGCGTGTCGGAAGTCGCACATAGCTATGGCCATATCACACAGAAACAACGAGGTGAGCTGTTCAAGGATATTAGCAGTGGAATCAAGAAGATTGCTAACGTGAGCGCTCGGTCAATGCTACGCAAGAAGGACTACCAGATGGTAATGGACTTCATCAACGATTGGGAGCCATCTACAGCCACTAAGACGATTATTCGGCAGACGTCACTTAGATTCGACAAGGAACCAGCATAGGAGGGGAAGCAGTATGACAAAAACACTAAAGCAACTAGTACACGTATTATGGGCAATCGAAAAAGACCTCCATGTTATCGCAAATAACACGGAAGCCTTCAGAATGCGATATGTGGGGTGCGATGATCCGGGTCCAAAAGGCCCTTTAGGGCACCCCAACGTATCAAAGAAACAGGGCAACGATACGTTTAAATGATTTTTTATGTTTGAGCGATTGGGATACAAAGTTGTTCAGATTTTCCATGAAGGTGAAGTTATCTGAAATAGTTCTAAGAAGAATCATTTCCGACCAAATTTCTGGATCATCATTGATGATCGGCATAATTTGATTAGCTAAAAAGTTGAAATGTGGACGATCTTCATGATTTTCCCGGAAATAAGTCAAAATTTGAGAATCTTCATTTTGTAAATCTTTAAAGTTGAATGAATTGATGTGAAGCGTTCGTTGAAATGCGTAGTTTTTGAAAATGTCAGAAGACAATGGATAAAAATTGTTCTTAGATAACCAGTTTAGCCAGTATCTTGAGGAACATTCACAGATGACTTCTTCAAACCACTCATCACGCATAGGCGGCCATTTCGAATCAACTAAGTAATGGCACAGCTCGTGAGCATATTGGAAAGCGTATTGTCCCCAGTAGCATCCTGGAGAAGCATCTAAGATGATTGCATTTTCTCCGGCAACTTTTAGCGGATTCTTAGAAGAAGGAACGTTTGTTATTTTACCGATGGGTATATCAGTAATGTGAAATTTGTTATTGATGTTTACAGTTAATAAATCTAACAACTTGCATACTGATTCATGATAGTAAATATCGGCATCGGTTTTATCCAAGAAGGTTACGTTCCAATGAGATTCAGGAAGTACGTATGTGTTTCTCATATTTATCACCTCGATTAATTGGAATGAGTCAAGTATACAACTAAGCCAGCATGGAAGGATTAGCAATATGGAATTAGAAAGGAGACTCTATTATGCAAGCACTAAAAGTGGCAACGGTTCCGATGCACGTTAAAAGCATGGACCAATACGTATTAGTTGATAAAGAGGCGTATAACAAATTGCTGGATCAATCCTTGTTGGGGCGGTCCTGGATAATGGACGATTTACGTGACCGGTGTGGAAACAAATCGATTAAATGGATTAAAGAAAATATTATTGAAAATCCAAAATACAGCCGACAGATTGGCAGAATGGAGCAACAAGGTCAAATAATTCACAAGGGACGTGGTAGCGCCTGGAAGTTTAAGGCTAGCGTGATGGCTGACTTTTTGGAATCTCATTGGGAGGAATTGCCATGGTAGAAGTAGCGGTATTAACCTGGGCGCTAACAACCGTATGGTACAAGCGTCGTGAGATTAGAAACTGGTTTGGAATTTAAGGAGGAAATGTAATGGTAAGAGACACAGATGCATTTGTTGGACTTGGCAATAAATTAGTTGCCAATGCTGACAAGGCACAAGCAAATGATTTACTAAGTGAAATTAATGTTGCTAGTTTGTCAGGCCATCACTCAATTATCTGGAACAAGTCTGGAATTAGTGTGGGTGTTATCAACACGCTATCACAAGAAGACATTTCAGTTAGCAAGTGTCCTGGTGGCGGCTATGTCATTGATTGGCAAGAAGCATTAGAAATGGGGGAATGATCATGCCAAAAGTATCAGTTTTATCAGTTAACAACTGGAAACGAGCACAAAAAAAGCCATCGCTAGTAGCAGCTAACGATGGACTAATGGAAGAGATGCTCAGCACCAACATTTACTCTATTCCAAAGCAGTCTCATTTGCAAGCAAAAGGACAAAAACGCTCCCTACTGGAGTGGATTACAAGAGTAGAGAGCAATAGAACAATTCAAGGTGTGTATATATATTATCGCTAACCAGAAATGTTTGCAAGTACTAAGAAAGCGAGGACGGTAGTTATGGATAATCCATTACCTTACAAACAACAACAGGATTGTATTCTTCATGGCATTACACAGATTGCATCAATCGATCCACAAGAATTAACTCCAGAATTGTGGCTAATCGAAAATAATATGGCGATGGCATTTTACTTGAATGTTCTGATGATTAATAGGGGGCTGAAATAAATGGTGGACTTACTATCTGAATGCCAATCATTTGAAATGAAACTTAATCGTGTAGAAAAAAAGTTATCTGCAGCTACAAGTGCTGCTGACTTTGCCTACAAGGCAGTACAGGCACGTCAACAAATTGTTTCGTTTGACGACCTAGACGATGAGAAAAAGATTGCACTGCTTAACGAATATGACTGGTTGTTATTAGAAGTAGAAGGTTACTTAGGTGGATTACAACAGCAATTTGAAGATGCGGATGAAGGCCTGGCTGGTGGAAAATTTTTGTTGGAGACTTTAAAAGATAATTCGGTGATATAAATTAGGCAGAGGTGATCGTGTGGAACTGCTACCGACTAAGTTAATTGAAAAAGATGGCGAGTGGTATCAGGTTCAGAAGCTCACCCATAAGCCTAACCTTGACCATGTTGAGACGGTAAGTGGTTCTGCTGACGAATACTACACGTACTCGGAATTAGCTGACACACGTAAAGCTAGGCCGCAACAACGACGCTTGTTCTTCGCGTTGCTTAGTGACATCTATACGTGGTCAGGCATGCCGACAGACTTCTTGAAAAACTTGTTTTATTTGCAGTATGAGTCATATACGTTTGGCAAACAGATTAGCCTGTCAGACACCACAGAATCGTCTGTGAGCGATGCTAACAAGTTGCTAGACCTAGTCATCGACTTCATGTTTGAGTGGCACGTACCGTTCAAGGAAGGCTATAAGCTATTGCCGCGTGAACAAGAATATTATCTGTTTCAATGTTGCCGCCACCGAGTTTGCATGATCTGCGGTAATCGTGCTGATATCCATCATGTAGACGTTATCGGAGCCGGCTTGAACAGAACACACGTTGACCACACCAAACGGCACGTTATGGCATTGTGTCGAGTCCATCACAGCGAGATTGAGCAAATTGGCTCCGTGGCATTTAGTGCAAAATACCACGTCCCAGTAGATGGCATAAAACTAGATAAAGAAACGTTAAAACGAATTGGCTTGAAAGGTAAATACAGCAGTGACTAATACACCGGGTGGGTGGAATGCCTACTAGTAAATAAGGGAGGATTAAGAGATGGCACAGAGAAGAATGTTTAGTAACCGTATAACCGATAGCGCTAAATTTTTAAAGATGCCGTTGAGCAGTCAGGCACTCTATTTCCATTTGGGGTTGCATGCGGATGATGATGGTGTTGTAGAAGCGTTCTCAGTTATGCGGCAAACTGGTGCAGTTGAGGACGATTTACGAATACTAGTAGCTAAGAATTTTGTAAATGTTTTAAACGATGATCTAGTTGCCTATATCACGGATTGGAACGAAAATAATCGAATTCGAGCAGATAGAAAAGTGGATTCGATATATAAAGACTTGTTATTAGAAATCATGCCAAACCTAGAATTAACTGAGCCCAAGCCGCGTGCTGACACGGGTAAAGTTACTGGACGTCCAATGGACAACCAATGGACGGACAATGGACCGCATAGGTTAGGTAAGGTTAGTAAAGGTAAGGTTAGTAAAGGTAAGGTAAACAAAGATAGTCACCATTTGGCAAAGCCAAATTATGACCCGTCTTCTCAGCCATACAAAATTGCTAGTCATTTGTTGACCAGAATTAAACAACGGCAATCTGACTTCAAAGAACCAAACTTACAAAAATGGGCTAATGATATTCGATTGGCACACGAACGTGATCATCGTGATTATGAAAAATTAGATTGGCTGGTAGATTGGTCACAGGATAATTCATTCTGGCAAGCAAACATTTTATCAGCAGGGAAGCTACGCAAGCAGTATGACACGCTCATGGGTCAGGCTCAACGGGATCGCCCGACTAATGTTGCACCACAAACACGAGAGGACTGGTTTGGCTAATGGAAAATGTAACGAAGTTATTCAATCAAGCCACGATTCAGAAAGTAGTAGCGGCTAGAGGAATTGATACAACTAAGTTGCCAACCAAAGAAGAATTGGATCATCAAACGATTGATCGAGCGAATGCGGGCGTAATTGCTAACCGAAAACGGTATTACTATCGCATGTCAGTCTGGTCTGGAGGCGCGCCACTACGATTTAGCTTTAATGATTGGCAGGTTGATAAACAGCCTAATCAAGCTAAAGCTAGAGAGCTTGGAAATCAGGCATTTAAGTTAGCTAGGCAATTAGAGACTAACCAGTTCAACGTAGCACTTGCAGGCGGACCCGGCGTTGGCAAAACATCATTAGCGCTAGCAATTATGTATCAGCTAATGAGCGTAGGGCAGACAGCAATGTTTGTTTCAACAGCTGAGTTGCTACGGCTGGTAAATGAGAAATACGAAGCACCGGACGTACGTCAACGGTTACTATACGTTTTAAAAGACATGCAAAACGTTGATGTTCTAGTTTTAGACGATTTTGGTACTGAAGGCAGTAAACCAACCGAAAAAGGATTCTACAAGCCAGTGCACAAAGATTTGCAGACACTAATGTATCAAGTGGCGAATGCACGTTGCGATTTTGATCATAACGAAGTCAAACATATAACTATCATTACGACTAACAACACACGTAAGCAATTAGAAAGTATGTACGACGGCAAAACAATTGATCGTTTATATACCAAGGATACTAGCTGTCAATTGCTGTTTGACAATATGGAAGGGGTCAGAAGTGTATGAGTTGTGAATTATGTCATGGTAGTAAAGTTGTTCAGCAACCACTTGGGAGTTATGGTTTCACGTTTGGACCATGACCAAATTGTACGAACGAGATACATGATCATTACGAGCAGGAGCTTGAAAGGAAGTTAGCCTATGGCGAGCAAAAATTGGCTTAAAGAACTGGAAGTAATTCATAAGCTAGAAGCGAGATATGGCAGCATGGCTAACGTGCCTAAGAGCAAACTAGCTAACTTGCATAAGATGCCTGGAATTAAGACCGTATCAGGCGATTACACGGAGATTACGCGTACCCAGTATAATGCATTAAATTAGTCATGGAAGGTAAGCAGGGTAAAACTAGGACGTCTCGGGAGCTAAAACGGAGTAACAGTTGGATTGATAGGCGTATTCGTGCGATTGACGAAAACAAATACTACATTACGGAGGACGAGAATGCCTAAACACACTAAGAAGCGTTCAACGATTAAACGGAAGCACCGGCGCATGAAGCAATATGCCGAAGAGGCTAAAAAGGATGTGGGTAAATGTCAAGAGCCAAAGTGATACTAGATGCTTCCTGTGGTAGTCGTATGTTCTGGTTCGATAAGCATAATCCGGCTGTGGCATACATGGATAAGCGTAGTGAAACAGTGACGGCGCCTGATAGCAACTTGGGACGTGATCGGGTGATTGAAATTAAGCCGGATGTGGTTGGTGATTTTCGTGCTATGCCATTTGACGATAATTCGTTCTACATGGTCGTGTTTGATCCACCGCATTTACGGTATGCCGGTGAATCATCATGGCTGGCCAAGAAGTATGGCACGTTAGACGAAACTTGGCCATTTGATCTACGGCAGGGGTTTACCGAGTGCATGCGAGTGCTGAAGCCTCACGGCACGTTAATATTCAAATGGAACGAAGAACAAATCAAATTAAGCGAACTACTAGACGCTATTGGTTACCAACCGCTGTTTGGCGATAAACGTGGCAAAACCCATTGGTTAGTATTCATGAAAGAGAGCGGCATAGCATGATAATCGTCAAGCAGCCAACTAACGAGGAACACAAGCGGCGTTTGAAGCGTTCAAGGAGGATTGAAAATGAGTATTAAAAATAAAATTGGACTTGGCATGATAGCCTTATTTATTTTAGTCACGATCGTCGGAAACTTTTTAGACGGATTTTGGCATGGGGTTACTTTTATCGGTGTTGCAGCATGGGTTGTGATAGCGCTGGAACTATCGAGTTCTAACAGATGATTGGAGATAGCGACGATGATTAAGTTTAGAGCGTGGGACAAGGAAAACGAAATCTATCTTTACAATGTGCAAGACGCTTATGACATGTTGAGCGGGTTCGTAAAATATGATGATGGCGAGAATGCTAGCTATGACGAGTGTTGCTTTGGCGATTTCTTAGATAATAAACGGTATGATGTTGAACAGTTTACCGGCCTGACAGACGTGAACGGCAAGGACATCTATGAAGGCGATGTTTTAGAAAATCGGAAGTATCGGTCAATTGTTAAATTCGCTAGCGGTAAATTCTTAGCTGATGTAGTTGGAACTATCAGCAGATTTGACCTTATAGGTGAAACTCACGGTTCAAAGGTTATTGGCAACGCGCACGAGAACCCAGGGCTATTGGAGGAAAGCAAATGATTGACACCGAATACGCCAAAGCAATCCAAATGAAAGCCACAGTTGCCAACCTGTAAATGAGTGCGACATTGACAACTGAACGCAGACACAAATTGGCCAGGACTTCATTGCTGATATTATGGAGTTGAGCAATTGCGATAGTAAACAAAAAGCCGCCTACTAAGGCGACCAGTCGCAGGACCACTCGAATGACCGTTGTCAGTATAACATATAAAAGCGTCGTATCTGTTGAGGAGAATACGGCGCTAGGAATTAAAGCAACTATAATATACACCACACGATATATTTAGGCAACCCTAAACATGTGCGCTGCTAGACTACAATATTTGAAAGGGGAACTGGTAGTGAAACGCTCAACTATTAGAAAAGTAGAAGATATTTTGCACGATTATCCCAAAATTGATAAGTATATTGAGGAACGTGAACAGGAATTGCGCTATCCGACTGCACCACGTGATGATAATGTCGGAGGTGGCAAAGCACAATACAAGTATCCAGAAACGACGCTAAACACTATTATTACGATTGATGATGATCGACGTATTAATGCTTTGAAACATCAGCGGGAAGTGATTGACGATTGCTTAGATGAAGTAGGACATGACACAGAAGTAATTGTCACGGAACTATATTTTAGAAAACACCCAAGATATACGTTGCTTGGCTTAGTTGACAACAATTTGCTAAGTGTTGGTAAGGCACGAGCATATGAACTTAGGAACGCATTTGTTAGTGAGTGCGCAAAAAGATTAGGACTATATGACTTGTAGTGGAAAAAAGTGAGAAAAATGACCCGTATAATCATGCTAAATTGGTAGTATGCCAAATGTGATTGACGTGCATGAAGTAATCCTCCAAATTACAGACTGGTAATCGCTGTGGGCTAATTGGTAAGCCACAATGGGATGTAGGTTCGAGGCCTACCAGCGATATTGTTATACAGCATGGTTACTCATGAGGGCTAAAACTGTGTAACGTGTGCTTGTAACTGGTGATGATCTACCAGAAGAAAGGCGGTTTGAATCCGTGTGTGGTTCGATTCCGCACCAAGCACATTGACCCAAGCAGCTAGGTTACTGACTGTTATTGGCTTGTTTTAGGAACGGTTATAATAATATCCCTAAAAAATAATAGGTAGTTGAGGCTTTTTTTGCTATGCTTTAATTAGTTATTAATTTGAAGGGATGATAATATGGCAATTTATGATACTGGAAAATACAATATATGGGGAGGGGGAACTATCGTGAAAGCATCCTATGTTTGTGGATATTGTGGTCAAAAGGTGACTAGTAACAGGGGGATGGCCTTAGAGTATGCTAACAATGTTAATCGTGGGGTCAACGACAAACCTTACGGTGTATTTGTATGTACGAACTGTAACCTTCCGACATTTATCTATGATGACGTACAGGTTCCGGGTAGTAATTTTGGTGAAGAAATAAACTCAGCACCAGAAAAAGTGACTGAAATATACAACGAAGCAAGAAAGTCCTATTCTACTGGAGCTTTTACGGGTGTAATTTTGTTGTGTCGAGTTTTATTAAATCATATTGCGGTATCTTTAGGTGCTGATGATGACAAGACTTTTGCTTTTTACGTCAGTTATTTGGCTGAAAATCATTATATTCCAACTGGAAGTAGTGAGTGGATTGACTCTATACGAAAGCTCGGAAATACAGCTAATCATGATTTGGCTATTAATACTCGTGCTGAAGCTGAAACCATAATTAAATTTTGTGAAATGTTATTAAAGATTACGTATGAGTATCCTAGTACAGCTCGAAATCTATTGAATGATTCTAACCGCTAGTAGATTGTACTCCAAACTGCTCTCGCTTATTGGCGGGAGTTTTTTAATACATACGATTAGGAGATGTTAGCATGCAATTAGTTGTCTATTTAAAAAATCAAACTATCAAGTCGCCTATTTACGCTGACGATTCTGACACTAAGGCAACAATGATGGCAGTTAAAAATGAGGTTATTGAACACTGCAGTCCATTTAGACGATACATTGCAATTAACTTAAATGATTGGAGCGTGACCATTAAGGAAAGTGATCTAATTGCGTTGGAAGTCCAATAGCATCCTTCGGGACGTTTTTATTTTACGTAAATTTAGGAGTGATGTCATGGCAGTAATGATTCACAGCAAATACGGGTACGAGCCGCCTGAATGGGTGCAGGCTGATGCTCGGCTAGATAGGTGGTACAAGGACAAGAAGCGTCGTGCTAAACAGCATGGCGCTTTTAGTTTGGATAAGAAACGGAGAAAGCAACATGCCAAGGACAAGAAGATGCCGCTATCCTAACTGCCATGCGATGGTCACGTTCCCTGACCACTATTGTCAGCAACACTATGAGCATGAAGCTGAGTACTTGGCTAGTCGGCAACGTTGGGCACGTAGCAATGACAAACAATACACACACAAGTACAACACGGTTACACGTTATCGGAACGAGGATAAGCGTCAGCAATACAACTTCTATCGGACAAGGCAATGGTCACATCTAAGGCAACAAGTCCTAGAGCGTGACCATTACTTGTGTGCTTACTGTAAAGTGCAAGGCGTCATCACGCCTGCTAAGACAGTTGATCATATTGTACCAATTGAGTTTGATGAAACATCGAAAGCTAACGTTGATAACTTAGCTGTTATCTGTGGGAGTTGTCATCGTGCTAAGACGGACTGGGAGCAATCATACTATGGCACTGGTCAAGGCAACGAGTTGCAAAGCATAACGCCGATCAGTGATGTATCAGCAATTGTTGTGTTAATGAATGAGAAATAAAGTTTGGAATAAGTTCAATCAATTTATTGGCACTTGTCGTTCGATTTGAGCGGCTCTAAATTTATGAATGTAATTAGTCACGATGATTATTAAAACAACCCCCGCCCCCTAATGTGTCCCAGGAAGAGCACACACATTGGCGTTAGCTTGCAAAAAAATCAATTTTTTGAATTTTAACATAGGGGGGGCAGGCACTAATTGGGAAGGAGGATCTTTGACAATGAAAAAAACATTCTATCAGCAGAATGACGGGAAACTATCCAAGGATCCGCCAGTTCAATTAGGGGCTATTGCGGCCAGCTGTTGGCGAAAAATCGTGCCTTTTTTAGAAACTACTGACAAAGTGCATAGAATAGACTCATTTTTAGTCGAAAACTATTGTTCTCAGTATGAAATATATCGTGAAGCATATGAAGACATTAAAGAAAATGGCATTCAATCTAAAGTGTTCAAATCTTTGCAGGATAATTACGGTGCAGTGGTTGGTCAGGATTTTGTTGGATTTAAGAAGAACCCGGCAGTTGGAACATTAAAAGATTCAATTACCTTGCTAAATTCTATAGGTATGCAGCTAGGACTATCGCCAAAAGGGCGTCAAAATCTGTCTGAACTTGCTAATCAGAGCAAGGAAGAACCTTCAATTGCTGATTTGCTGAATGGTGATGAAAATGACGAAGATTGAAATTAAGAATAAAGATGTTATCAGCGCTTATAGAAGTGAAAACTATGAATTAATTGAAAAAAAATACCATGATCCAGCTACTGAATATGCTTTTAAAGTGCTTAATGGCGAGATCTTGGCAGGTTATAAAATGAAACTCGCCTGTTTTAGACACTTACAAGATTTAAAGCGATCTGAATCAGGAAGCATAGATTTTCCTTATCACTATGACTTGAGTGAGTGCAGAAAAATACTGAATTTTGCTAAGCTTTGTCCAGATGTTAACGCTGGGGTTCCACTACCACTTCTATTATGGCAAAAAGCAATTCTTTGTTTAATGATCGGCTGGAGAGATGAACTAAACCATAAACGTTTTACTCGTGTTTCACTGTCAGTTGCCCGGACAAATGGGAAAACCTATTTGGTCAATATCATGCTTTGGTATGCATATATGATTGAAGCGGCTTCTAAGTTTAATCAAGACTTGGCTTATATTGGGCCTGTCGCAGCACAAGCTAAAAAGGGCTGGCGCTATGTAGAGATGTTTGGCCATAAATTAAAAGAAGTGGCAGCCTTTAAGAATCAATTCTTTGATAGATACGGTGTTGATGTTCAATCTGAACAAGTAAAGGGAAATAAAACTCAGAACAATATTCTAAGAATGTCTAATGAATCGGGCCAATTTGACAGTTATCATTTCTTGTTTTGTGTAGCTGATGAGGCTGGGGATAAGCATTACACAACAGACAATTTTAGTAAGGTAACATCAGGCCAAGTACAAACACCCAACCATCAGTTCGTTCAGATTTCTACAGCGTATGATGATCCAACGGTTCCGTTCCATAACGACCAAATACGCATGACAGAAATTATGGAAAAGGATTACTTACGATCTGGTGATGAATTTCTAGTTCTAGTGTGGGAACAAGATTCCCCTGATGAGTTGAATAAGCCTGAAACGTGGATTAAGTCTAATCCAATTTTGATGATTAAAGACAATCAAACCATGGTAAAAGGGCTGCAGACTGAAAAAGATAATAAGTTGAACGACGGCACTATTAATGATTTCAAAAATAGAAATTTAAATATATGGATGCAGTTAAAGTCGGCTACATATTTGAAGCTCAGTGAAGTCGAGAAGTCTATTATCAATAATTATTCGATTCAAGGTCAAGATGTCTATATTGGGTTTGACAGTTCAATGTTTTCAGATAATACGGCGCTTGCTTTTGTGTTTCCATATATTGACGAAAGAAAACATAAACAAAAATGGTTTATCATGCAACATTCATTCATTCCTTGGCGGCAAGCTGGATCAATTGATATTAAAGAAAAACAAGATGGAATTAAATACCGTGATATGGTCAAGCTAGGATTCTGTACAATCACCGCACACCCACAAGGCTTGATTAATGTCGAACAGGTCTATGACTGGCTGGTTAGCTTTGTTGAACATAACCAATTAAAGGTTAAGTTCTTTGGATATGATCGTATGGGAGACTATCGAGTAAAAGATCTTGTTAAAACTTTAGATGCCAATTTTGATTGGCCATTGCTTGATGTTGCGCAAAGAACGTCTGAAATTGGAGATCCAACAAAATTCCTACAGGAAAGATTCGCCGATAGTTCAATTTCTTTATTAGCAGATCCTGTTCTAAAAAAGGCGCTCCTCAATGCTGAAACTTATGAAGACAAAATTGGTATGCAAGTGGACAAGCTTAAAGCAACATACAAGATTGACGTAGTTGATGCTTTGATTGATGCAATATATCAAGCAATGTATCATTTCAAGGATTACGGTCCACTTGAAGATAGATCTGGTTCAGTAATTGATCGGTTAACAGATAAGGAAGCGTTAGAGTGGTACAACAATCCAGAATCCGGGCTATTAGGAGATGATATTGATGATTTTTAAACAACTTTTTGCTACCATTTGGCATTACTTTGATGTGCTGTGTTTCATTCTAGGCATGATTGCTGGAGTGTATGCAGCCTTTTTATTTGGGCAGGCCCAGGGTGCCCTAGCAATTGCGGTAGCTTTGTTCTTAGTTGGCTGGCTTTCTGAAGCCGTTGCAGCTGGTCAAAAAGGAGGTGATTAACAATGCCATTTTTTAAACCGCCGACGACGATTAATAATTCGATTGGTATTCAAAGTGTACCGGTTGAAGATGATAACGTTGTTAACTTTCTAACGCCAACTGGTAGTCATGAGTATGTTAGTGCTAACGATGCTTTGAAAAATTCAGATATTTATTCAGCAGTTAACCAAATATCTGGAGACTTGGCCACTGTTCAATTAATGGCTAATATGCCACGAGCACAAGGAATTCTAAACAATCCTAGTACGACCGCTAACGGGCACACGTTTTGGCAGTCTATGTATTCACAATTGTTATTGGGTGGCGAATGTTTCGCGTACCGTTGGCGTAATCCCAATGGCTTGGATCTACGTTGGGAATATCTACGGCCAAGCCAAGTGCAAACTTATTTATTAGATGATGGCAGTGGCTTAACCTATACAGTTACTTTCGATGAGCCACAATTAGGTGTCTTACAATATGTACCACAGTCTGACATGATTCACATTCGCTGGGCTAGTACCGATGGCGGCAAGACAGGCAACAGTCCGTTAAAAGCATTATCGAATGAGATTCAAATTAAAAATTCGTCAAACGATTTAACATTAGCCGCATTGGCGCGATCAATCAGTGCTCCGGGTGTTTTAACAGCTAAAAAAGGTGGTGGCTTACTAACAACCAAAATGAAAATAAGCCGTTCAAGAGAATTTATTCGTCAGGTTAATCATTCAAACGGCGGCCCAGTTGTTCTTGATGATTTGGAAGAGTATACACCATTAGAAATGAAAGCCGATGTTACCAAGCTGTTAAGCCAAACAGATTGGACGAGTAAGCAAATTGCTAAAGTTTTCGGCATTCCTGATAGCTATTTGAATGGCCAAGGTGACCAACAAAGTAATATCGACCAAATCAAAGGTATGTACACTAATGCCCTTAATCGCTATTTACAGGCGATTTTAGCTGAACTGGATAATAAGCTTAATGCTAAGATTACGGCCAATATACGGACTGCTGTAGACCCATTGGGAGACTCGTTTGCAGCTACCCTATCAGGGCTAGCTAAAGATGGCACAATTGCTAATAATCAAGCAACTTGGGTTTTACAACAAACAGGCTATTTCCCAGATGAAATGCCTGCAGCTGAAAAGTCACCAACACAACAAGTTGTGATTCGATCAGGAAAAGGAGGTGATAATGATGACAAAGAAAGTGATGATTAAAGGCGATATTGTTGATGATCAAACAGCCGGTTTCTATCAGTTCTTTGGAATGCCAGCAGTATCACCTTCGGGTGTTGCTGACATTTTAAATGATGACAGTGGCAACACTGATGATGACGACAGTGATGATGACGACAGTGATGATGACGACAGTGATGATGAAGCACTTGAAGTTGACATTGCTTCCAATGGTGGCGACGTTTTTGCGGCTAGTGAGATTTACACTATGCTAAAGAATTATGCTGGCAATGTAACAGTTAATATTCAAGGCTTAGCCGCTAGTGCGGCAAGCGTGGTTGCTATGGCTGGCGATCACATCAACATTTCACCAACTGCTCAGATTATGATCCATAAGGCTTGGTCACAACCAGCTGGTAATGCTGACGATCTGGAGCATGAAGCCAGTATTTTAAATGGCATTGATCAATCAATTGCCAGTGCTTATGAAGCTAAAACTGGCATGGAGCAAGCTGACTTGCTACAGCTAATGGCAAATGAAACATGGTTAACAGCCAGTGATGCGGTTGATAAAGGCTTCGCTGACGAAATTATGTTTGCTAATGATCAACAATTGCAACCGGTGAATGCTATTTCACACATTCCACCTAAATCTGCAGTCAACAAGTTGCTGAATCTCATTTACAAGGCGGATAAGGATAAAGCTAAGCCGTCTAAAGAAGAAAATACTACTAATAGTCAATCTGCTGAATTACGAAACAGCAAATTGGCTATTTTATTTGGAAAAAATCAAAAGGAGGCCAACTAATGGCTAATATCAACACAATCAATGATGCTTGGATTGCCCAAGGGCAAAAGGTATCAGACTTGAACGACAAGTTAAATGCTGCTGTCCTTGATGACAGCTTTGATCAAGAAAAATTTAAAGCAATGAAACAAGATCGCGACAATGCGGTTGCCCGGCGTGATGCTTTGCATGAGCAATTGGAAGAAGAACGTAAGGCTCAAAAGATTGCCAATATGGATGATAAGAATAAGACCCCGCTTGATGATGACGAAGAAGACATCAAAGCTAAGTTCATTAAGGACTTCCAAGGCATGATTAAAGGTGACCCGAAAGTTATGAATTTGGTAACATCTTCTACCGACGAAGCTGGCAATGCAATTGGTTTGACTCTTCCTCAAGATATTCAAACAGCCATTAACACATTGGTTCGCCAGTACGACTCATTACAACAGTATGTTAATCGGGAAGCCGTTACGACACAAACGGGTTCACGTGTGTGGGAAAAATGGACCGACGTTACTCCGCTGGCTGATTTAGATGATGAAACAGCCACGATTGGTGACAACGATGATCCACGTTTGTCCATTATCAAATACACAATCCATCGTTATTCTGGCATTACCACGGCTACTAATTCGTTGCTCAAAGATACTGCTGATAATATTCTAGCTTGGTTATCACAATGGATTGCCAAGAAGGTTGTCGTTACCCGCAACGCTAAGATCATCGAAGCCATGAACAACGCACCAAAGAAGCCAACCTTAGCTAAGTTTGATGACATCATTGATATGATCAACACGGCTGTTGACCCAGCAATTAAGGCAACATCGTTCTTGTTGACGAACACGTCAGGATGCAATGAGTTATGCAAGGTTAAGGACGCTATGGGAAATTACCTATTGCAACCAGATCCAACCCAGCCGGACCGCATGCTTGTCCGCGGTAAGCGAGTGGTTATGATTGCTGACAAGTGGTTGCCAAATACTGGGACGGCAGCGGCACCAGTTTATCCATTGTATTACGGTGACTTATCACAAGCGGTTACTTTATTTGACCGAGAAAATGCGTCATTGTTAACGACTAATATCGGAGCTGGCGCCTTTGAAAAGGATCAAACTAAGATTCGTGTAATTGATCGTTTTGATGTTGAAGCAACTGATACGGAAGCCTTTGTTGCAGGTTCGTTCAGTAAGATTGCTGACCAAACGGCCAACTTTTCGGCGAGTGCTGCTACAACGACTGACGGGAAGTAATTAGCCAACTATGTCGCCAATAAATACACAGTACAGTGGCAATCTGGGCGGCTAAGCAAGGATGTGATTAAAGTGGCGGCTGATTTAAAAACATTGAAATCATCTTTGCGAATTGATGGGAATGATGACGATGAGCTGCTAACAGGTTACTTGTCTGCAGCCACTAGCTACATCAAACAGGCCATTGGTGATGAAAATGGTGTTACGGGGTTCTATGAAATGGAAGGCGTGAATGACTTATTTGAAACGGCTGTTTACGCCTTAGCTGGTTCATATTGGACTTATCGAACATCGATTACAGCCATCGCTGTTAATCCAGTTGATCTGGTCGTGGACTCAATCATTGGTCAACTCAGAGGGTTGTACAGTCAAAAGCAATATGAGGCGGGGACAAATGACGAAAGCAATTAATCCTGCACGAATGAATTTTAGATTGGAGTTTGGAACTCAGGCAGCTACTGGAAAAGTTAACCCTAATACGGGTAATCCTATTACTGATTTTGTCCCTCAATTCAGTTTGTACGCCGGCGAATGGTCATTGTCGTTTCAGCAAAGGTTAGCGTTAAATGGTGACACCTCGCAACAGAATGCCGTTTACTTTGTGCGTCATAATCTAAAAATAACTACCGGCATGCAATTACGACGCAATCATCAGGATGTTTACCAGATTGATGATGTGGCTTACGATGATGGTTTGCCACCAGATGGTTTTGACCTGATAACTTGTCATAAGGTGGTGATTGGGCGTGGCGAATGAGATTAAACATGCAGACTCATTTGAACATATTTTAGATACTATGGCGGAAGGCTTTGGACGTGAAGAGAAGCTTAAAGCTAATGCAGCTGGAGCAGATCAGTTCATTAAAATTATGAAGCCTAAGATTCCTTTGGGAAAACTACGCAAGGTACATGGTCATGCTGAGAAAGCACATCTACGTGATTCATTAATTGCTGTAGATCATCCTAATGGCTCGGTTAACGTTGGCTTTACAGCCAAAGGTGAAAAAGGGTACATTGCACGTTTTCGAAATGATGGCTGGGACGTCGTTGACCGTAATGGTTCCAAACACAGCCATGTTTCTGGGAAACACTTTTGGGAGACTACTCAGCGTGAAGCAAAAGGCCAAGTTGGCAAGGCAGTTGTTGAACAATTAAAGACTGCTATGGACAAGAAGGTGGGCAAATGACGCCGGTAGCTTTTATTAAAAGCATAATTGTTGCAAATATTAATGAAATACCAGAACTAGCTGTGGAACATATCCATAGCTTTTTTATTCCAACTAACGATACTTCAACTGACGAGCCTATTGTAGTAATCAGTGGGTTACCTGAGCGTAGTCAAGATTATGGCAACGGGATTCCATTCCAATCGACGAAGCAAGCTCAGATACAGCTCTATTATCCTAAAGATTACTTGGGCGATATGGATGCCATCGAAGCCGGGTTAAAACAAGTGCTATTGACCAATGATATTCGTTGTTATAGCGATGCCGGCCAGACATTAACACCAGATTCAGAAAGTATCACGAACACTTTGAAATTTAATTATATAAAGGAGGCCATTTAAATGGCAACGTTAGGTTTAAATATGTTATACACCAGCATCAAGAATACTGATGGTTCAACAGTTATTGATGCGGATAAAGGATTATCAGCGACGGGTGTTTATCAAATTGATACTAGCAAGGCAAACGGTAACTTGGGTACTAAGACTGCTAACATTACCGGGCTATCTGGGACGGTATCTAAGATTACTGGCAACAATGAAGTTGTGGACGTTTCTAATCCACCTTCGGCACCGTCAGTGGCAATCGACGCAAATGAAATTAATTTCATCGTCAAGCAAAAACTATTAGGCCGGGTATCAGATGGTAAAGGTGGTTACATTGATTCTGACACACCCGTTGAAGCTGGCCTTATTATTGAGTCACGTTCACCAGTGACACGTACTGCTGTTTATTTCTGCTTTGGTCGTGGGATTTTTAACGAAGCTGGCCAGAACATTCAAACAAACACGGATACAGCTGAAACTCGTGACGATGATAATTTGACATTTACCGCCTTGAACTATGATAAATTCAGCGGCCAACCATACAAGGTATATGCTGAGTCAGATCCTAAATTTGATAAGCAAGCAATGTTTGACGCTGTATTCCCTGGACAAACGTTTTATAAAAACGCGAGTAACGGCACCAGTGGTCAATAAAGCTACAACTGACACAGGCTCACAGACTAGTAAAACTGATAGTGACTCATCTGCGCCAACCAGTAATAAATGATAATTATGGTCGCCTAAAATAAATCCACAATACCGCTAGGGGCGGCTTTTAAACATGCTGAGAAGCGCATTCTAAGCACGGGTTCACAATAAATGATAATAAACAATACACAAAGGGGCATATAAATAATGGCAAAATCAGTTAAATTTGATGGCAAGAAAATTGGGACGGGCACGCAGTATACGTTGATTGATAGTGGTCAAAATGTTGAAAAAATGGCCGAAGCATATAAGAAGTTCATCAAGACTACTGAAGAAACTGAGGACAGCATTACAGGTGTAGTCGAATTAACACCTAAGCTTGCAAAGGTTGTGGCTGAAACGACCTGTGATTTATTGGAACTAAATGCTTCGCAAAAGAAACGTGTCATGTCCATGGAATTTTCGGTTAGCGACGAATACGACTTCTTTAATGACTGTTTAAAACAATTCTTGGGAGTAGAATTACCATCTGTAGGCAACAGCAGCGATCAGGAAGAGGAAGAAGACCCAAAATTGCCAAAGCCAGAATGATTTGGCAACTTGATAATTTTATTCAGGATATCGATTACATCGCTAATCAATTGATTTCACAAGGCATATTGCCTAGTGACTTTTATCAAAGCTCATTTAGTGAAATGCAAACAGCATTGAATGCCAAGTCACGTAAAGACCGTGTTCAAGATCCGCTCGAATTAGCACGTCAAATCGGTGCGTTGTAAAGGAGGCAAAGTATGGCAACAGAGAAAATTCAAGGCTACGAATTCGCCATTAACATGGACGATGGTGGCATGACTCGCACGTTGCGAGAAATAAAGAATGAAGCAAAATTACTAAAATCTGGTATGCAAGCTAACTTTGCTGAAATCCGTTCGGGTGAAGGCATTATGGCGGCTTATGCGGGTAAAGTCAAAGATGCTGGACGAGCTATTGAAGCACAACGATTAGTAATTGAGCGTCTCAAAAGCGAGCAAAACGGATTAGACCAAACCACTCAAAAAGGCCGAGAAGCTTATGTTAAATATGAAAATCAGATTAATGCTGCCAAGCGCTCAATCGCCAGTTTAGAGGGGCAACAAGAACGAGCACAGAAGTCACTTGATCTGCAAAAAAGTGGTGTCTTACAATTAAAAGATGCAACCGAAATATCAGCCAAAGTAACAGACTCATATGTAACCAAACTAAAAGCCGAAGGCCACGAGTTTGAAGCCAACAAAGTAAAGGCTAGTGGGTTACATCAGTCTTATAATGAGCTTAACAAGCAACTAGAGGCTGAGCAAAGCATACTTAATAAGATTGCGAGTGCTAGTGGTAACAGTTCTAAAGAGTTCAAAGAACAACAGATTAGGGTGAACGAATTAGGCACTAAAATTGCCCAAACTCGGACTAAGATGAAAGAGCTTGATGAGCAATTAAGCAAAAAGCCACAGTCAGGATTAACGTCAGTCATTAGCCAGCTAAATAGAGTAAACGAGCACGCAGATAAGGCCAATCATTTATTTGGCAAAATTCTGGGTGCTCATTTAGTTGCCAATGGTATTACGAGCGCTTTTCAATCAATTACTTCACATATTCACGAAGCTATTAGCGCTGGTATGGAATATGAAAAAGAGCAGCAAAAGATGACGGCCACCTGGTTGACTTTAACTGGTACGGTTGGTAAATCTAATGCAATGGTTAAAACAATCAACGACTTATCTGTTCAGACTGGTCAAGCTGTAGATGTTGTAAATGAACTAGAGCAAGGTTTTTATCACTTACATTCCAATAAAAAAGAATCAGATGAACTAACCAAATCCATGCTGAACATGTCTGACGCTGTTGGTTTAGATAGCCAACAAATTCAGGCAGTTACCCAAGATATGGTCAACGGCTTATCACGCGGTAAAGCCAATGCTGGTATGCTGAACCAAATTAGTCAATACTTCCCGATGTTCCGTGAACAGTTGGCCAAGTACGAAACCCAAGTCAATCATGGTAAGAAAGTAACAGTTGCTGATTTAAGTGAAATGGCCAAACAAGGAAAAATTTCAGCATCAGATATTGAAAAGACCTTCAATCAACTTGGATCCGGAAAATACGATAAAGCCGCCGACAACATGTTACATACGATGGTTGGTATGGAACGAACGATCAAGGCACGTGTTCCAGCCTTAATCGGTGACATTGAAAAGCCGATTTTAACCGCTCAAAATCCAATCTATGGCGCAGTTTCAAAATGGGTATCTGACAAACGGACTGACAAGGAGTTTAGTAAGGTCGGTGTGGCGGCAGAAAAGGGCATTAGTACGATTACTAAAGCTTTTGCTAAAGCCTTTGATGTCAAGTCAGCACCAAAAGCAATGAATGATGCAATGGATAACTTGGCCAAGGGTGTCACCAAAGCTTCTGACTCTATTGCCAAAAATGCTCCGGAAATTGTTAATTTCTTCAAAACTGTCAAAAACTTGGGTGGCCTGGGCTTTGAAACGTTAATTGAATCGCTTAAAATAACCAATGCACTTTTAAAGCCATTACTCAGTATGGTTGGTGGGCACACAGAAACCATTGCAAAATTTGGAGCAGCATGGTGGTTAACAAGTAAAGCCGTCAAAGAGACTAGTTCAGTTCTGTCAACTTTTAAAAAAATCAGTGATACTGTTAGCTGGGCTGAAAAAGTTCTAGGGATTAAACAAGAAACTAAAGCTTTAGAAGAACAAAACGCGGTTCTTAAAACTAATGCTGAACTAAGTACGGCCAGTGAAGAAAATATTGGAACTGGTTATCGGAGAGTTAAAGGTAGAAAGGCTGGGAATACAGGCGCTGATTTAAGCTCTATATCAGTTGAAGCGGAAAACACTGAAAAAATTGCTAAAAGCAGTAAATGGTCATTGCTAGGAGGAACAATTGGTACAAGGATTATCAATGGTGCTGGATTAGCCATGACTGCTTGGGACGCTGGTAGTAGCATTGCGAAAGCAGTTAGCTCCGGTAAGGCGTCTGATAAATATAAAGCAACTGGTAAAACAGCTGGAACACTTATTGGGGGCGGCATTGGTGCAGCCCTTGGAAGTGTTATCCCGGGAGCAGGAACAGCTGCGGGAGCAATGTTAGGAGCAAGCATTGGTGATGGTGTTGGTGGTACTAAAACTGCAAATACGATTGTTAAAAGAATTAGTGATGCGCTAAAAGGGAAGACCATTGAAACTCCCAAGATTAAGACGGAGTCCACTAAGCACTCACTGAGTGATCTAGGTAAGGCGTATAGTTCCTATTATTCTAAAAAGCAGAAGCAAGATTTAAATGATGTGAACGTACTTCATAAAGCGGGTATGCTAACCGATGCGGAGTATAAAAAGCAATTAGCTTCAATTAAAAAGAATGATAGTGAGACAAATCGTTTTGAAAAAATGTCAGCTTCTGATCGCAATGCTATTGCGAAGTATTATGCGCAGCAAAAAGCAAGTATTATTAGTAAATGGAATGCTAGTGAGAGAAAAACTAGTTCTAGCTGGGATGCTAAAATAGCATCTGACGAACGACGGTTTGGCGCCAGCTCGATTATTGTTCAGAAAGACATATCTAAAAAGAAAGCAGCTATTAAGGCTGAAGAAAACAAAAAGTCAGCCGCTCTTGATAAACTCCGGATTAAAAGTGCAACGGAAACTACTGCACAAGAAGCCCGTTTACACACAACTTTAACGGGAAAGATAAAGTCAGCTGCTAATAAGCAGAATGATATTTTGAGAAATCTTGCCAAGAGCAAGGGGAAAATCACTCGTGAACAAGCAAATGATGCTATTTCACAGTCGAATAAAGAGTACAAAAAGACAGTCTCACTGGCAAACCAAGAATATAAAGATCGTGTTTCTGCGGCTGAAAAGCAACACAATAAGGTTATAAAAGCAGCTGAAAGACAAGCTAGCGAGGCAATCAGTCAAGCAAAGAGCCAGTATAGTAAAACAGTTGATGCTGCTAAAAATCAATATTCTGGTAATTCTAAGTATGCCGAGAAGCAACGTGCAGCTATTATTAGTAAAGCTAAGGACCAAAAACAAAAGTCAATTGACAACGCTTTAGAGCAGGAAAACAAAACTGAACAACATGCGGATCGTCAGTACAAGCACACTACTGATGACGCAGATAAGCAAAGATCACAAGTTGTTAAACATGCTAAGGATCAAAACAGTTCGGTAGTTGATCAGGCCAAGTCACAGTCAAAAGGTGTTTTGGGGCATGCTGTTAAGCAAGCCAACGGCTCCATGAAAGCTGCCGATAAGCAAGGCTCCGGTATTCATAGTATTTGGAAAAGCATTACTAGTTTCTTTAGTAATCTAGTTAAAGGATTTGGTATTAAACCAATCAATGTTGGTGCTTATCCATCAGGTTATACTCCAGTAACGATGGGAGCTTATGCTTCCGGCGGTATTGTTGGCACTGCTAGAGCTTTAGTTGGTGAAGGCGGTGTTGAGGCTAAAATTGATAGAGACAATGGGAAAGTATCATTTCTGGGTATGAATGGTGCTGAAGTGGTTAATGTTAAACCTGGTGATCAGATTCTTAATGCTGGTGATACTGCTAAGCTTTTTAACGGTGGCCTAGGACATACGCTTCCTGGCTATGCTAAAGGCACTATTGATATCGCGTCGTTTTTAAAGAAAATTAAGAGCGGTGCTACTTCTATCTTCGACAGCGTTAGTGATAAAGCAATGGACGCATTGTCTAAGATAACTCACCCATTGAAAACTTTAAAGTCAATGGCTTTAAAGACATTTGATCCAACCAAAACTCCAGGAGTCGGTTCAATCGGTCATGATTTAGGCAAAGGACTAGTTGACCGAGCTTTAAAGGGATTTGCGAAAGCTATTTCTGATTTAGCTGACAACTTCGGTGGAGGAGTTGGCAACATTAAGCTGTCCGGTAGTGTTGCTTCCCGTGCACGAGAATTGGCTAGAGCATTTAAACATGGCTATCCCGCTTCAAATAATGGTGGTATTGCCGGTGTTCTAGGAAATTGGGTTATCGAATCAAACTTGACCCCTACTGCCATTGATCCACTTGATCATGGTACTGGGTTGGGGCAATGGACGTTCACTCGTGAAACAGCATTAAGAAGCTGGCTTAGAAAACATGGATATGCATGGGACTCAGCTGCTGGCCAAATTAATTACGCTCTTAACGAGCCCGGTGAGAGTAGTTTGTTAAAATCTGTTCTACGTATGACCAATCCAACAGAAGCCGCATATAAATTCTTTGCAACGTGGGAATCAGGCGGTGCTATGAACGGCACCGGTGGGCTTCGTGAAAGTCAGGCGTCAGCTGTTTATCGCTATATTAAAGGATTTGAGAATGGGGGTTTCGGAAACAAAGCGGGCGTTTACAAATTGTTTGAAGGCAACTTGCCAGAAGCCATAGTTCCGATGGACTTATCTAAGCGTTCAAGGGCTTACCAAATTATGCAACAGATAATGGCTAAGTTCGGAGCTCAAGATGGCGCTAATGTGATAAATACCGGTAACGACCAGATTGATTCCGACGAAGCATTCAAACAGCGGGTTATAGCTTCACTAGATGCTTTGGTCACTGGCCAAGGAGATGTTAAAGCAGTTGTTGCCAGCTCTGACGTGGTTAATGCTGTCAAGTCAAATACCAAGAAGACGTCACAATATAGTCAAATGATGGGGTATTAGTATTAATATATTGAAGAGCCTTAGAGGGCTCTTTTTTACATAGTTAAAATTAAACAAGGATGGCGATATAATTGTCTGTTTTGAATAAAAATGATTTTGAATATGCTGGCTTAAATAGTCGCGACGATTTGCAAGCCGTTATGGGAGCAGTAACACTGCCAACTGCACCAGCCATGGCCGAGCAAGCAACCGATATCCCCGCCATGTATGGTAATCAATTTAATGGTATGGACTATACTAGTCGGACAATCAGTATTCCAATAACTATTATCGCTCGTGGCAGTCAGGACAAATACAATCAGATTATGCATAATTTGAGCGGCTTATTGCTAAGTGATGATCCAAGTGATAATGGTAAAGAGTACCCACTAGTCTTTGGCTTTGAACCCAAAGTGACTTACTGGGGGCATATTACTGCGATTAGCGATCCACAGTTCATTAACCAAGGGGTGTGGGACGCTACGTTAACGATTACCTTTGTGCAGTCCGACCCACGGGCAACCTTACCACAGGTTGAAACACCCTTAAAGAACGGTTTAAATACGATTACTGTTGATGGCACTGCTAGAACAGAGCCGGTTATACAGGTCGTACCTAAGCGGGATTTAAAGCACATTGGCTTTACCCTAAACGGTGGTGAATATGGACTGGGACCTGATAGCGATGAAGACCAAGCGGTGGCAGTACAGCCTTATACGCAGGTTGTGAATAGTGACGTATTAAATACGATGGCCGAATGGACTAATGATGCCAATGCGATTGCTCAGATGAAGACCGCTGGCAAGTACATTTATCAAGGTGAAGCTGATAGTAACCGAGATACCCAAGTATTAATGGTCAAGCTAGCTAATGGGGTTAAACAATATGGTAGTCATCAACCAGACTGGTATGGCCCCGGTGTTCGTTTTACTGGCATGACTAACAGTCTGACTAACTATCGAGTTAAAACCAGAATTCACCATATCAAGCACTCAGGTACTCATAATGGGCGTGCAATGGGGCGGGTGGAAGTCCTGTTATTAGACCCTAATGGGGATACGATAGGCCGATTTGGTCTAGCTGATTCTAATTCCGGCGGTACACCAACATGCTATCTACAAATCACTAAGCCGGGTGGCACGTTTGCCGGTGGTGATGGTAAACATGAGACTTTCTATAATGGTAAAGGCCCTTCAGGTAGCTCTAGCAATGGCCGTGACCAGAAGATTAAAATTAAGACTGGCACTACGACTAAGACGGTAGTCAAACGGTCACGCAACAAGCATGGCAAGGTTACTACTAAGTCGGTTAAAGAGACGGTCGATAAGTATATCACGGTGGTCAATAAAGAAGAAAAGTCGGCGCTAAGCACTAGTTGGCTAGAACTTGATTTAATCAAAAATGGCAAGGTATTCAGTTGGTCAATCACACAATACTACACCAGTGGTAGCCATTCCGGCCAGCCTTGTACCGACCCTAAAAGGTTCCTAATCGTGCACGGGACGTTCGTTGACACTAATTCAGATTATCAATCAGCCTTAGGTGGCATTGGTGGGGTGTTCTTTAAGCACTCGATTGCCGAAGATGACGAAAATGCGGGCTATGAGAACCCTTATCTATCAATCACTCACCTAGACATTTACCAAGTTAATGACGTGGCTCAGGACGCACCTAAGTATATTGCTAATGCCGGTCAAGAGATCGTGCTAAATTGTGAGACAGATAGCACCACGGTTGGCGGTAAGCTAGCTAGTCCAATCTGGTCAACGGACTATCCTAAATTAAGTCCGGGGGTTAATAGCCTAACTATGATTGGTGACCTAGATGACGCCCAAATCACGCTTAAATATCTACCCAGATTACTATAGCAACACTTTAAAGGCTTCCCAATCAAGGGTGGCCTTTTTACATAACTAAAATAAGGAGGTTAACAGATGGCTTTAAATAACCAGTATTTAATCCTAGATTCTAATTTAAAGCGGATTGGTACCCTGACCGTTGATGGGGCCACTAAGTTTTCTAATGACAGTGTGAAGATGCAACTAGCCGACTCAGACACGACTAGCACCAGCTATGATGATGACGTTAATGTGGGTACTAATGACACGTTTAACGGCACGATTAATCTAAATGCCCAGTCTAAGAAGTTCGACCATCAAGGCTCATTAGACGTGTTTCAAGGCCAGCCTGATTCAGATAAAGTAGTCGCCGGTAACAACTTAGCCTATTATGATGCCTTGTCGGGTCATTGGTATGTCATGCGTATATACAGCGTGGAAGAAAGCAATACCGCAGCTGTTAAACACGTCACAACGGCTAACTTTACCAACCTATGCTTGTATAGTTTAGCTCATCATTATCCTATTGCTACTACTGCCAGTGCAAGTACGATTCAAACAGCCTTTAACGAATGCTTTAATGCGACTGGTTGGACGCTAGACTATCAAACGACTAATGTGATGACCCCGACAATTACCATTGATGGTAAAACGAAAGCTAGCACGTTATTACAGACACTCATTCAAACGTATGATGTTGAAATTGACCCTTATGTTGAGATTGACTCACAGGGGAACATCACGAAAAAAGTGTGTGTCATTACCGACAAGCTTAATGCTGACGTGGTCTATAACGAGGCGGTATTTGGCAAGAACATGACTAGTATTAAACGGACAACGGTATCAACGCCCGTGACTAAGTTAATCCCATATGGGGCCAACGGTAGCACGATTGCAGTGGTCAATGATGGTAAGCCCTATATCGTTGATGATGAGGCTAATCAGAAATATAACCCTGATTGGCAAGCTGGACTGTACTACGAAGCCATTATTACTGCTAATCAGATTAGTAACTCAGCCGGTTTAAAGTCATGGGCTCAGGATATGCTCAAGCTATACAATCACCCTCGGACTTACTATGAGGTAAATGTAACACCTAACTTTAATCCGCCTTTAGGCGCCACGATTAGGTTTAAAGATGAGTTAATTGAGCCGGTATTAGATGCTAGTGGCCGGGTTATTCAACGGACAATCAGCTTTGCTAACCCATATGGCAACACAGTTGGCTTTGGCGAGTATACAACTGTTCAAGTAGCCACTCCGGCATGGATGGAACAATACCAGAATTCACTCAGTAAGGCGGTTGATGAAGCTAAGAAGGACGCTAGTTCAATTAAACCGGTTGCTTTAACGCCTGACGGTAACAATTTCACCGATACCACCCAAACTAAGCGGTTGATTTTACAAGCTTGGGAAGGTAGTACCAATATCTCATCATACATTGACAGCAAGGGCTTTATCTGGCGCCGTTATAATACCGATGGCACGGTTGACACTAGCTACCAACAAACGGGCTACTTAATCAATGCGGGCAGTGATGCTGTCGGTACCTTACACGGCACGATTGAAGCTGACTATATCCAAGATGACCCCGAGATTAAGCTAGACACCACTGGTATTAGCTATTTAGGCGTCTATGGCCCCGATGATAATGGGGCGCATTCAGCGACCCAATATATGGCCCGGTTAAGCAATGGGCAATATCTAACTAGTCGGGCTCGTGATGACAGTGGGTCTAGTGATACCATGTTTGCTTTACAGGATAACAAGTTTGCCGTGCAGTCAGTGATGTTACAAGTCCATGGGCAACATGGTGGGACATTCGGCGTGCAGGAGGTCAATAACACGGTCTATATCTGGAACATTGTCAGCTTAAAGAACGATGGTAATTACATTCTCGTACGGTTTCCATATGTGGCCGGGGTAACGTTACAGCCTACCGATAGTCGAGTACAACAGGTTATGGCACTCAAAGGATACGGCCGGGTTAACTATGACCGTCAACATGATATGGTCTCAATTGGCTATAGCAATGGCAGCACCGACATCCTCAAAGCTAGTGACCTGTTAACTGGTAATTACAACGTGCTATACAACTTTAATATCAGCGATTATGGCATTGATTTCAACAAGAACACTTACCAATCAGAATGCCTAGACTTTCCTTACTTTTATTTTGCCTCTGGTGGTGGTGAAGCTGAGACTACTAACGACCCGCATAAAGTCTGGGCTTTAAATGTCGTCCATAAAGGGGCCGAGTTTGAAGTTTACTTTGACAATGATATGGTACTGCCCAACCTGACCGATGAAAGCCGAGAAGTAGAAACTTGCAACGTCTTTTACCAAGGCACACAGGCCTACTTGTTAGTGACCTTTAATACCCGGGTATTAGAAATTGATCCCTATTCAGCTGAGAAGGAGAAGGTATACACGATACCTATTACGAAACGGCCAGCAGCTAGTGTGATTGATAAAGGGACAATCAGTGAAATTGGTAGCATTACCGATTAGAAGGGAGGTGAATTAAATGACTGAATCTAATGCAACTCAGGTCATTCTGACAGATGACGGTATCAAGATTATCAATGCTCAGCATACCGCTGACATTGCATCTGGTGGGGTCGCCAACTTAAATGACCCCAACTTAATGAGTGTCATTGAAAAACAGACCCAAACAGCTCAATATGCTGGGTTAACCAGCCAGTACAATGTGATTCTAGCACGAGCTAAGGATGCCAGTATCAGTACGACTGCTTTAACCACAGCTTATACTAACCTGAATGCCTTTATGACGGCCATTTTAACGGATACCACTAAGGCCAGTGATGTCAGTCGAGATAGTTATAAGGCCCTTACAGATGCCTACAATTCGGCTCTAAGCACTGTACAGAACGCTTTAAGTAACAGCTTTAACACTGACATTGATAACATGCAGTCAAGTGTGGCAGTAGCTAGTCAAGCTGCTTCTAGTGCTGTAATAGTAGCCTCACAAGCAACGGTAACTGGCAATAGTGCTAGTCAGGTTGCATCACAGTCCTTTGTGGTAGCTAACCAAGCTAAAAGTGCTGGTAATAACGCTGCTAGTATTGCTAATAGTGCTAGCCAAGCCGCTTCAAGTGCCGTACTAGCTGGTAGTCAAGCAACAGTGAGTGCCAACAAAGCAATTACAGCTGCTAGTCAAGCTCAGAGTGCTGGTAATAATGCCACTAGTATCGCTAACAATGCTAGTCAGGCTGCCTCAAGTGCCATATTAGCTGGTAGTACAGCAACAGTAAGTGCAAACAAGGCAAGTGCTGATTATCAGACGTTGAGCGCAGGTGTTAAGGACGGTTCGGTAGTCCATATCACGACACAAACGGTTATTGATAAAGGGGTTATTGGAACGGCTGAGATAGCCAATGGTGCAATCACCAATGCTCAGATTGGTAATGAGGCTGTTAATAGCGCCAAAATTGCTAACCTAGCCGTGGGCACCGCCCAAATAGGTGATGGCGCAATTACTAATGCCAAGATAGGGTCATTAGCTGTAGGCACAGCACAGGTAGCCAATGGTGCAATTACCAATGCCCAGATTGGCTCATTATCTGTTGACACTACCAAGATTAAAGATGCTTCTATCACTAGCGCCAAGATTGCTAACCTAGCCGTAGGTACAGCACAAATAGGTGATGGTGCAATTACTAATGCCAAGATAGGCAAATTGGCTGTAGGTACGGCACAGATAGCCAATGCAGCTATCACCGATGCTCAAATTGGTAATGTTAGTGCCAATAAATTAACAGCTGGCACGATTGACTTTAATACGATTACTGGTAAAAATATTAACGCATCAAACATCACCACTGGAACACTAAACACTGACCGGTTAAATGTTGGCAAACTATCGGCATTAAGCGCCGATTTAGGTGATGTTACCACTGGCTCATTAAAAGGTGTCGATATTGTTGCCAACTCATTCAGTACGCCAAATGGCTCATTCACAACCGATGCAAGTGGTAATGTGGTTGCTAGCAATTTAACCTTACGAGGGGTTACCAACCTAGTCTACAATGCAAGCTTGTTAGGGGGTGGAACCACAGGTGTACCTGGCTGGACTTTATACACACAAGGCTACTATTCAAACTTTACGTTGCATGATGGTGTTCCTTCCATTGGCTTTAATACCACTACCGGTGCTGGTACATGGTCAACGTTTGCACAGTCTAAACTATATCCATTAAATGGTTTACACGGCCAGCCTTACAGTGCATCAGTTTGGTTCATCGAAGACGGTAGTGAAGCTGCCATGAAGTATCAATTTACACTAGCTTTTTATGATGCTAACGGTAACCGATTGGCTAGTGGATATGCTGGTAACACGTGGAATGGTAACCCAACTGCACAAGGCTGGGCCTACAAGACAATTAATAATATCGTCTCGCCAAGTACGGCTGTCTATGTTGCTATCCAATATTGGGCATACAACGGTACGGGTCATGCTCTATTTAGCTCACCTATGCTAACTCAAACTGCTCAATCAACTGGCTATATGCCAGATACGGGCAATGTCGTTAGTGCTGGTATCATTGATGGTTCAACAATTAATGGTTCAACTATAAATGGGACAACGTTCAATGCTGGTGACATTATTAGCAGCACTTATAATACTAGTCGATTCTATCCAACAACTATTACACCAGCTGGTTTAGTAGCAACCACTGGTTTTAACGGCATGGATGGACTACGAACAGAGATGTCGGCAGGGTCATTTGTAACTAAATACCGAGCTGTTCATTCTAGTAGTAATCAATACGAAGCTTACGACGGGGTGTTCTCCGGCGATGAGTTAGCACTTAATTCAGGTTTTACCAATGGAATTGACATGGGCTTTCAACAATCTGTTTCCGGTAATCAATTAACGGGCCAAGTCGTGCTTAGCCCGTTAAACGGGATCCATTTATGGGGGAGTACGCAATCTATTCATTTTAGTGGCCTTCAAATGAATGGCACGGGTATTACCATGAATAGCTATGGAAATATTCTGGCAGATCAGGGTTCGACTTGGTGGCGTGTTGTAGACTTTTCTGGCAAAGAGATTGCTAATTTTGGCACGGATGTCGCAGGAAGCAATGCGATTAAGTTTAATCGTGAATTAGATATTGGCAATTTCCATATTAATACTGGACATACTTTCACTAGTTGGGACAAAGGGGCTATTCACTTTGCCAAGGGTGGTGGCGGTGTGGCCGATATTTATGCGGGAGCAGTTAATTACACTAGCTTGGTTAAATCATCACTATTGAGTCTTAAGAGAGACGTCAAAAAGGCCGACACCACCTATTGGGCACAGCTAGTTAACTCAATCGACCTAGCAACGTATCAATACAAAACCGACGATAATATCAGTCATTTGCGATTATCTAGCATTGTTGACGACGTTAATTTAACAAAGCAGTGGCATTTGCCGGATGTGTTTGTTAACCGCGATGAAGACGGACTGTTAAGTGGGGTGGATGACAGTGTGCTACTGAACGCTACTTTGGCTACTGTACAGGAACAACAAAAGCAAATTTCGGCTCTAAATGGTCACAATATGGAAATGGAAGCCAAATTAAATAAATTGGAGGCCAAAATAAATGGATAGCATTTTGATTACGAATTATAAACCAGATTACACGAACAATATTATGACGATCAGCATTCAAATTAATACACTTGGTATTAGTTCACAGGTCACCATTTCAATGGATGATTTTAATACTGCCATTGTAGGTGGCATTGAGAGCGTTAAATTAAAGGTATTAACCACACTGATCGACAGTTTGACTGTTCTGAAACCAACCACAACAACCACACAGGAGGCTTAAATTATGAATATCGATGCACAAGCTTTGATTAACAAGCTGACGAGTAACTATGCCCAAGCGATTGCCCTTAAAGACCAGCAATTAGCAATGGCTCAAGTTCAAATTGATCAGCTCAATGCCAAGTTGGACGAGAAGGAGGCGCCTAAAGATGGCGAAAACGCTTAGTTTTACCGATACTTCACCACAAACGGTTAAAATTGGCGATACCACCACTAGCTTTACATTAATTTGTGGCAATGATAACGTGGCCACTGACTTAACTAATGTTACTTCAATTACCGTTAAATTAGGCAATACTAGTGGCTATCTTAAGTCGGCCACAGTTGACCCAACTAGTTTAACGGACCCAACGACTGGTCAAGTTACCGTTAACTTTAACGCTGACTTGATGACTAGTTTAACCGCTGGTAGCTATGCCATTGAAGTATGGGTGGTTGATAGTACCGGGATGTCAATCTACCCTAGTGATGGGTCAACCGGTTTTACCATTACCAATAACATTCAAAGTGCCAATGGAGCCACGATTACGACCATTACTTTTGATGATTTTGTGGAAGCAATGAATAAAGCTGCAAGCACGATTGCTAAGGGAGATAAAGGGGATAAAGGAGATACTGGGCCACAAGGCGTTATGACCAATGAACAAGTGAATACAGCCATTGATAGCAAGATAAAGTATACTTCTATTCCGAATGGTACTGACTTATTCGCTCACGTTAATAACACGGGGAATACAGAGCATTTGTGCGTCAACTCTAACGCGGCCGCCGGTTCATTATTGAACTGTCCTGTGACAACGGTATTCACACTTGATATTAAAACTGCTTCACCAGCAAATAGACCAGCAGGTTCTGCTGGTAACCCTACGTGGGTTTATAATCAGTTTGAACTTCACCCATACCAGTCTAGCGACATTTACACAACTGCCATCGAAACAGATGGCAACGGTGCGTTTATTACTCACCCATGGAAGAAGCTTCTTACCCAAACGTCTGGTACTTTAGATGTGACATCAGCATTCTATAAGTCTGGCACAACAAGCAGTGTAAGCGCCTTGAACTATGTGCTAACTGGTAATGTATTGCATGTCAGCGGTAACGTTTCTCCTAGCACAGATATAGACGCCGGTTCTAATGTCACACTATTTACCTTACCGTCTTCTATCGGAACTATTGCAGAAACAGTTGCTACTGTTCAGCAGTCTACAGGGTGGAATGTTTATTGTCTTAGTACAAATCTTAATGGTGTGGTATCAGTGTTAAAACATAATATTGCTGGGACTGCAACAACTATTACAACTACGACTACGCTACAAGTTTCTATCGATATTTTATTAAGATAAATTAGGAGGTAGACAATTGAATAAGCACAAGTTGAAGGCACTCATCTTAATGGTGGGCGCCGTTTTTATGGCCTTTTTGATGGTCAATGTTACCAGTCAGGCGTCAACTAGCCGTAACCAAGGGGTCGACTGGTCTAAATATAACGGTAACAGTGGGACATTCGGCTATAGTACCGACAAGTTCGTGCTCTCACAGGCGGGTGGCTTTTATGGCGGAACTAATATCCCTCAGACCACGTATAACAGCCAAGTTGCTAGTGCTAAACAGGCCGGAAAATGGGTACACACGTATTTGTGGGACGGCGTCGGTGGCAACATGACCAATGCCAAGGCTATGATGGCCTATTATTTGCCACGAGTTAAGACACCCAAGGGTAGTATTGTGGCGTTGGACTATGAGGACGGTGCTTCAACTAGTGTGACGGCTAACACTAATGTCATTCTAGCTCAAATGAAGCTGATTAAGGACGCTGGCTATACACCTATGCTGTATTCCAGCAAAGCCTATTTAAACGCCCACGTTAATACTAGTGCCATTGTTAAAGCCTATGGTAGTTGCCTGTGGCTAGCTGAATATCCAGACTATCTGGTGAGAACTAGCCCTGATTACAACTGGTTTCCTAGCATGGACGGTGTAGCTATCTTTCAGTTCACTAGTACTTACAAAGCTGGCGGTTTAGATGGCAACGTTGATTTAACAGGCATTACTAAGTCAGGTTACACGACTGCTAGCAAGAAACAAGCTCAAACCAACGTTAAGAAGGCTCAGGCAGCTAAGAAGGCCACCTTTAAGGTCGTTAAATACAACCAGCGAGGGGTGTTCTATCCTAATCGGACTCTGGCCGTACGATACACGGATAGCGACAAAGTTAGTCAAGTGGCTACCTATTACAAGGGTGAGAGTGTAACTTACAACGCGGTTATTATCGAACACAACTATGTATGGGCACGTTACACCCGTTCAAATGGCCTGTACGGCTTTATTAAACTAGGTGTCACCAACGGGCATGACTATGGGAAGCGGGTGGTCTACTGATGGCACAATACGACGATACAACTAAGTTATTAATGGATATTCAAAAGGATGTGGCTGCCACCAAAACGAAAGTTGAGAACATCGAAGAAAAATTGAATCAAGTTGACGATATTGGCGACAAAGCGGACAAGGCACTGGCCAAGTCCATCGAAGCTAGCCATCAAATTGACCGTGTTACAACTATTCAAAATTGGCTGATCGGTGTCTTGGTTAGTGGCGTGCTCGTCACGTTAGTTATTTACATCGCAGAAAAGTTCCTTTAGGAGGGAAAACAATGACAAAATTTTTAAATGTAATTCAGGCAACACTCAAAGCTAACTACAAGAAGCCCGCTTATTGGGCCCAGATTATCGGGTCCGTGTTGATTATTGGCTTAGCTGTCGCAACGGTCTTCTTTGGTGTTAAGATTGACGCTAATGCAGTTGTGTTAGTGATTACCGCCATGGGGGCAATTCTAGCTTTTGTCGGGGCAATTACGGATAATTCAATTTTGGAAGATACAGGCAACACGATCAAGACCAAGTCGAGCACGTTAGCTTATACGGAACAAACGGTCGTGGAAGCTTTGGCGGAAGCTCAAGCTAAGATTGAAGCAGCTAACTCAGCGGCGGCTAGTCAAGCCGAAGCCCAAGCATCACAGGCAGTAGTGGCGGCTTACAGTCAAGCAGCTAGTGCGGCGGCAGTTGGTGACACGGCCACGGCTAGTTCAGCAGCCACTTTAGCGTCATCGCTAGCGGCTAATTTGGATACCAATGCGCAACCAAATGCCGAAACAACGTCAGAATCCGCCTCACAAGCAAGCTAAAAGTAGTATAATAATCGTGAACTGTTCTAGTCCCCCATGCTTCGGTGTGGGGGATCCTTTTATTAACAGAAACATACAAAAAGAACCAGCCAAGGCTGGTTCAAGGTTTAAATAAATAAAATGGGTGTTCTGCTCCCTAGGAATTAAGAAGGGAACAATAATGATTATACCTCAAAGTGGATAAATATCACAAGGAGTTATTAATATGTTTGTATAGACTACTTTCGGTATTGTAATATAAACTGACAAGCGTTATTATGTCCTTTGTCCTGTTATTAGTATCATGGCTTTCGAATTCATCCAAGATTGTCAGCTAATGATGCCAGAGGTGATGAGGATAATCTTCTGCTTTGATGGGTGGAAGATTTTTTTATATTACTTACCCGTGTATTTGGTTAGTGCGATTTTAGTTTTAGCATAATTAGTTGTCAATATAGCTAATGAGACAACTACTAGGGTTTACAGAGTAGTAAGCAATAAGTATAATAATATCTGTCTCTAGATGATAGTTATAACTTGATTAATTCCCCTGCGCTTCGGCGTGGGGGAATTTTTTTAATAACTAATATTCAGAAGTATACATTTATGTCTTAAAGACAAATAAAGACAAATTTTTGAAATTAGTAGTGTTTTTTAGTACAAATGAAAAAAGCTTGAATGCCGTTAAATCAACGTTTAACAGGATTCAAACTTCATCTAGTTTACCAAATTATGCCCCAGGCAGGATTCGAACCTGTACATTGTTTCCAATACAGCGACCTGAACGCTGCGCGTCTGCCAGTTCCGCCACTGGGGCAGTTGCTTTAACAACAATATCCATTATAGCGAAAAGTAACAAAAAAATAAACCTTTTTCTATATTTATGCAGTTGATATTAATTGTAATTGCAAATTGGTTGCTTAGTTACTGGGGCTGGCCTTAATTAGCATGGAATAACTGTACGCCGAAATACTGAAATTACTACCGGTAAAAATGCATCCAAAAAGTCACCCATCCCAGCAGGTTCAACGACACTGCTTGAATGGGTGACAACTTGTCTGTTTATTAATTTGCTTGTTTGGTCGTGATACTACCATCTAAATAAACAAAGTAACTATTCAGATAATGCCCCCGGCCGCCATTAGCCGTTTTCTGATAAGCATCGACCTGATAATAGTGGTGGCCGTGTGCATCTTGGTTGGCAGTTGGTACGACACCAAAGGTTTGTTGCTTGGAATCGTTGAGCACTTGCCCGACGGCGGCCACTGCACTAGTTGCGCTAGTGATATGGTCGTCAGTAGCTTGATAATGGTCACCAGATTGCTTCTTAGCACTAGCATCAGCCGCTGCATTGGCACGACTAGTTTGCTCCGCGCGGTTAGCGGCTGCAACTGAGTTCGCTTGCTTAGTGGAAATACTTGGCTCAGCTTGGGAAGTGCAGCCTGCTAAAAGGAATAGGGCGCAGAAACTGATTAAAATTGCCCGGGTCACGTTCGGACCTCCTTATTTCGTTTGTTCTTGGGACAAGCTCGGATAAGGGGCTTGTCGGATGATGTTCGAATCAACGATGGTCATCACACCGATTGACAGAAGTAACAGGATCACTAAGATTAATTTTTTCAT